GCTGTAGGTATTGAGCCACATTTTCAGATTGATTACTACTGGGTTATAACGGATGGCATAAAACATAAAGTTGGATTACCTGATTTTGAAAATGGCGTTGAAATAAAGACTCCTCAAGACTCTGAAAATGCCTTTGGAGCAGTGAAAAACTATGTCCTAAAGACTAATAAAAGAAAAAAAGGAGTTGTAAGGATGGTGATAGATAACTCTGAATCTAATTTCAGTGACGCAGAGCTTATTAAAGCGATACAAGATGTTACAAATGAATTCGGTGCCAATTACACGATTGCCTGTTTTACAAAAACAGGGAAATTAGTAAATGTGCACAAATAAAGAGCGAGTGCAAATTCGCGCAGTTGTACGCGGGCTGCTCGCTCTTTGTGTTAATTATATCCAATTTCGTTAATTTATGCCACTTAAAGAACTATGTGGTTTGGGATACTAGTAGATAAGACATATTAAAAAATGCACCCACTTTCGCAGATGCATTTCATTCACCAACAAACCCGACTCAGTCCAGCCGTTGGCTCGTCCTTTAATTAAACAATACCCACGCAAATCCACATCAAGTAGAATCGGGTGGGTATCTCTACTGATTAGTGTACCCAATTTCATTGATTTAAGCCACTGAAAAGTGGCTTTTTTCATATACGCAGCCGTTGCGGGAAAGCGGTACTTACCTCGTAGCAAGGGCAATGCTACTCGTAAACGTCCGAGCGGACGGAACCTGTTGAAAGGAAAGAAATGGATTTGAAGGAACCTGTAACTACTCAAGAGCAGCTCGACAAGATCGTGAAAGACAGGCTGGAAAGAGAGCGTGAGAAAGTACGCTCTGAGTTTTCTGATTATGATGACTTGAAAGCCAAGGCTCTGAAGCTTGACGAACTCGAAAAGAGTGGCTCCGAGGAGCTGAAAAAGGCACTCGCTGAGGTTGACAACCTTAAAGGTGAACTGCAGACACGTGACGAGAACGCTAAATTGCAGCAAATGCGCAAGCAAGTCGCTAAAGACACAGGGGTACCAGAGGACCTCATTCAGGGCGCAGATGAAGAGAGCATGAAGACGTTTGCAGAAGCCGTGGCAGCGTTCGCCAAAAAGCCTTCTGCTCCAATCATTCCAGAATCAGGTATTTCTACGCAGGCTGGAGAGACTCCAGCACAAAAATTTGGTCAATTCATGGCCGAAACATTCAACTAATTGAAAGGATTTAAGTATGGCAACCGGTATTTTGACAACTTCTGCAACACTTCCAAAAGACCTCTCTGACGAGATCTTTGCAAACGTCCAAGACCAGTCTGCAATTATGCAGCTTGCAACTCCAATTGAGCTTCCTGGCCGCGGCATGACTATCCCAGTTGTAACTGGTGACCCAGAGGCTTCTTTTACCGCTGAGGGTGAAGAGGCTAAGGTATCTAATACCTCTCTTGGCGTTAAGGAAATGAAGCCTTATAAGCTCACTGTTATTGAGCTCTTCTCCAATGAGTTCAAAGATAACTACGAGGCCATCTTTGCCGAGCTTCAGAATCGTCTTCCAGGAGCCATTGGTCGCAAGGTTGACTCTACCATTATGTATGGCACTGCACCTGGCACTGGCTTTGACACCCTTGCAGACGCTGAGTCTGTAGACCTTTCTGTTAAGCCTTATGACGGCTTTGTTGACGCACTCGAGAAGGTCTCTAACGCTAACGGTGACCTTAACGGTTGGGTACTTTCTCCAAAGGCACGCACCCTGCTTCTTAAGGCCAAGGATAGCCAGCAGCGTCCACTCTTTATCACCAACCCATCTGTTGAGGGTAAGGATGGCGGCTCTTCTGTTCTTGCTATTCCATCTCTCTTCTCTCGTGCAGCTTATCAGGCAAAGGTTGCCTCTAAGACCCCTGAGCTTGTTGGTGTCGGTGGTGACTGGACTGGTGCTCGCTTTGGTCTCGTTAAGGACATCACTGTCTCTATGGCAGACCAGGCAACCATCAATGCTGGAGGCACTGCAATGAACCTCTATCAGCGTGATATGTTTGCTCTTAAGTGCACCTTTATGTTCGGCTTTGTCGCACGTGATAAGGCACAGTTTGTCCGCCTTGCAAACGGTACCGCTGCTTAATAGGAGGCTTATATGGCAGAGACAAGAAGCTTTGCCACAAAGGCCGACTATGAGAGACGTTATGGGTCTGGTGCTCCAGAGAGGGTTGAGGTGCTTTTGCAAGATGCCTCAGCCCTCTTGCGTTCTAATTTCATTGCATATCATCAAACGGCTTACAAGGAAGGCTTAAACCTTCGATTTGATGAGAATGCTTGTGCCGTTACTTGTGCGATTGTCGCTCGTGCCGTGAATGTTCCTGCTGGTTTTGAGGGTGCTTCTCAGTACAGTCAGCATGCTGGTCCTTATGAGTCGACATTGACTTTTGCAAATCCAACAGCTGATTTGTATGTAACGCGCTCAGAGCGCACTCGACTCGGCTTAAGTGGTATCAGAATTGGCTCAATTCAGCCGATGTGTAAGCAAGACCATGAGGTGAATGATGGCAGCCATTAGAGGTGTTCAGGTAGAAGTGGTTAGAGTGACCACTGTCTTAGACGATCATGGCAATGAGACCTCTGGAGTAGAGTCTTATGAGCTTGTTGACAATGTCTTACCAGCTCCGGTCGCGACATCTGATTTGTCTGCAACGCGTCCAAATGGTGACCGCATAGACATGGTGTTTCACTTTCCAAAGACTTATAAGCGAAGCCTAAAGGGAACTTTTATTGAGTTTGATGGCATGAGGTTTGCGGTCGTTGGTGACCCGCAACCCTATCTCGACAGTCTAACTCCGCTCGACTGGGACAGGGAAGTTGAGGCAGTGGTTGTAGATGGGTAATGATTTTGTCGTCACAGGGCTTAAACCTGATTTGGTTGGTATTCGTGAGGTGCTTCATACCGCTCCTGTAGCTGATATGTGCCGCGAGGCGGCTCAGATTTGTGCAGCAAAATGCAATTCTTTACTGCCAGAAAAATACCTCAAACATGGCGCTCGATTTGACGCCAAATGGGTTAATCGTGAGTACACCGCAGCTGGCCTTGTGTATTGCTCTGGAGCAGAGAACGGCATATGGGCTGGACGTGCTAACGCAAAACTCAATATTCTTAAGAAGGGATGTAGAGGATGAGCTATGACATTCTTTCAGACCTTACTAAGTATATGAGTCAAAAGCTCAATATTCCTGCTTCAACACGAGTTCCCGCCCGCGAACCAAAAGAGTTTATTACCGTTACGCGAACCGGGGGAAGCTCTACGATTGGCTGGGATACGGCTAATCTTGCAGTGCAGGCTTGGAGTACCACGGATGCCGCTGCATATAAGCTGGCCTTGGCAATAAGACTTCTTTTGCTTGAGTGCTGGCAAGAGCTTGACAAGGTTATCAAGGTTGAAGTTCAAAGTATTTACGACTTCCCAGACCCGGATTCAAAGAAATATCGATATCAATTAGATGTGTATATCACTACACGTCTGTAAGGAGTAATCATGGCTGATGCTATTTACAATGCAAATTACGTCGGAGCAGCAAAGGGCCGTCCTGGCGGATATGCCGCAGTCGTTGACCCAAGCGTTGACATTAAGACGCTTCTTGATGTTAAGAAGACCATCAAGGATCTGATGACTGCAAACCCCGGCAAGATTAAGTCACTTGGATATATCTCTGAGGATGGCGTTGAGTTTTCTGTTGATCTCTCTGCAGAGGATAAAAACGATTGGGGAGGAAATGCCATCAGTTCCTCAATCTCTAAGTACTCCGAGTCTGCAAAGGTGACATTCCTTGAGTCTGCTGAGACTATTTTGAAGGTCATTTATGGAGACTATAACGTCAAGGTTGAGACAGACGGTTCTATTACCGTTCGCCACAACCCACGCTTTACCGCACCTCGCGTCTACATTTTTGACGCGGTCATTAATGAGACAACGGTTAAGCGTTCTATTATCCCTGTTGGACGTATTTTTGAGCGCGATACCGTAAAGCAGAACAGCTCTGACTTCCTTGGCTACACCCCAACCATTAAGTGTATGCCAGCCGAGGTCTTTGACGGTGATACTTATCGTGATGTCTTCTACGACACCACAAAAGCGAGCGCGACTCCTGGCGTTGTACATTAATTAAGTTTTGAGAGGACTCAATATGGATATTTCCAACATGTCAGCGGAGCAGCTTCGAGAGCTCGCAGCAGAGAAAGAAAATTCACGTGCAAAGTTGGAGCACGATTATCTTGACTTCGTACAGGATAAGCCTAAGTACGCTCCATATGAGCGCATAATTGAATTCGAGGGTGAAGAGTATGTCGTTGACATGCGCAGAATTAAGTCTCGTGAGTTTATGCGTCGCATGGCTCGTGTTAGCGATGCTGAGCAAAATAGCCCAGAAGCACTTTCTCCTGTACTTGCTCTCTACGACTTTGTCTTTAGCGGCAATGTTGACAATCATGTTGTGGAAGTCGTAACTGCTAAACTCGGATATGACGACGCTGAAGAAATCATGCGCATTGAGTCCGCTCTTCTGGAAAAACTTGACGCAAAAAACTAATTCCGCTTGCTCCAATTCTGTGTGATGACACTAAAAGGGGCAAGCTGGAAGCAGACTTTCAGCAGTATTACCAAGTAAAGCTACAGACGCTCATTGACTCTTGTGAGTTTGAGCGTCTGTTTTATTTGATGATAAACCTCCCTCATGGTTCTAGAACAGTATGCTCTGTTGACCCAAGAAATGATTGGTCCAATAGTGACTATTTGCTTGCACTAGCGGTCGACAATCTTTCGTATCTTCGATATGAACAAGCCGGAGGTAAAGGCAGAAAGCCTGACGCGGTCAAGCGTCCAGAACTGAAACAAGAACAAAGTAAAAAGAAGCTTCTTAACGTGTCACAGGACCGCGTTGAGGAGCTTCTTTTTAGAGAACGCTAGGAGGTGAATAGTGGCTGGAACAGTAGTAAGAGGTTCCGTCCTTCTTACTCCTAAATTCGACAATCTTGGTGCTAATGTTAAGCGAGCACTGGGAAGTGGATATAAATCGGCAGTGTCTGTCCACACGAATGCTGGACGACAGGCTGCTCAAAACTATGCAAGCGGCTTTGGCGGCGCAACCGGTGCAATTATGGGAATTGTGTCGAGCGTTACATCTCGCGCCTTAGATGCTATTTCTGGCTCAATTGCCTCTGCTGTCAACCGTGTCGATACGATTGCAAACTTCCCTAAGATTATGCAGTCTGTTGGATATTCTGCAGACGACGCGCGTGCGACTATTGAACGGCTTTCAGCTGGTATCGATGGTCTTCCGACATCGCTTGACGCTATTGTTGGCTCAGTGCAGAAGATTGCGCCTGTGTCTGGTTCACTTGCCACAGCAACAGATGTTGCCCTGGCATTTAATAACGCACTTTTGGCAGGCGGCAAGAGTCAAGAGGTAATGAATTCTGCTTTTGAGCAGTATTCACAGATGCTTTCAACTGGCAGAGTTGATATGCAGTCATGGAAGATTCTTGCTCAAGCTATGCCAGGACAGCTGAACCAGATTGCTAAAGCCCTACTCGGAGCTAATGCAAACCAAGCAGACCTTTATAAGGCCATGCAAAGCGGCGCAATTACATTTGACCAATTCAACAACGCAATTGTAAGCCTCAATAATGAAGGTCTTCCTGGCTATGCTTCATTTGCAGAGCAGGCACGTATCTCAACGGAGTCAATTGGTACCGCATGGACCAATGTTCAAAACCGCATTAATAAGGCTGTTGCTAAGATTATTGATCATATTGGTCAAGCTAATATTGCAGGTGCAATCAACGATTTCTCTAGCAGCTTTTCTGGTATAGCCGACACAGTTATCACGTATCTTGACCCTGTTATTTCCACTGTTGGTTCCTTCATGGATCAGCTTCAAAATAACGGAGCAATCACATCATTTGGTGACGCTTTAAATGCGCTAAAAGACGTATTTGATGGCACTATAGGGCTTATTGGTGACCTTATAACAACGTTTACTGGTCTCGATAGCTCAGAAGATGCTTCCCGCAGTGCAGCAGATTTGCTTAAATCTGCCGTTGATGGTGTTAAATCTGCCATAGAGCTTGCTCGTGACGCTGTCCAAGGCTTGAGAGACAACCTCACAGTTGTTGCGCCCGTCATTGTCGCTGTAGCGACCGCTCTGATTGCATACGAGACTATTAAGGCTGTGCGCTCGATAGCTGACGACTTCGGACTTCTAAAAAGCGCCGCTTCTTTGGCTTTTGACGCTATCAAAGGTGGAGAGGGCGTTCTATCAACGCTTTCTGTTTTTGGAGAGCTTGTTGGTGAGGGTGGAGCGCTCACGAGTGTCTTTGGAACGATTTCAACGGCAATTAGTGGCGTTGGAACGAGCCTTTTGGCACTCGTAGGATCTATCCCTGTTATCGGTTGGATTGCAGTTGCGGTAGTTGCTCTTGGAGCTGTCTTTACATGGCTCTGGAACACTAATGAAGATTTTAGAAATGCTGTAATTGGTATTTGGGATTCTATTTGCTCAGCCATTAGTGGTGCAGTAGATTCCATAGTTGGTTTCTTTACAACAACATTGCCAACAGCTTTCACTCAATTTGTCCAATTTGTTCAAGGGATTCCCGCGGCGGTAGGACAATTCATTCAAGAGCTACCAACAATGGTCCTTTACGCGCTTACTTTTGCAGTTGTATTTCTGTTTGGGCTAGGCGCTCAACTCGCTCAACTAGCGGTACAGATTGGCACTGAGTTTGTCCAGAACGTCGTTAACTTCTTTACTGTTGACCTGCCAGCAGCTTTCGCTCAGTTTGTCTTATTTGTGGCAACCATCCCAGACCAAGTTCAGTCTGCCCTTGCTACGCTTCTGGCAAATATTGCTCTCTGGGCAGTTGACATGGCGGCAAAAGCATCAGAGGCCGCCGACGGTTTTCTCCGTGGAGTTACAGATGGCCTAAATGCAGCGGTTGATTTTGTGAAGAGCATTCCAGATAAGATTAAAAGTTTCTTTTCTAATGCGGGCGACTGGCTTGTTAATTCTGGTAAAGCTCTCCTAGACGGCTTTGCTAAAGGTATTAGAGACGCAGTAAGCACAGTAACAAGTGCAGCATCAAACGCCCTCGGCGCGGTTCGTAAGTTATTCCCATTCTCACCTGCAAAGAAGGGACCATTCTCAGGTCATGGCTACACGACGTATTCTGGCCGTGCCCTCATGAGAGACTTTGCAAGAGGGATTAAGGGAAGTTCTGCACTTGCTGAAACAGAGGCCATGAGTGCTCTATCAAGTGTACATGACGTCTTTAGTAATGCCCGTCCTCTGAGCTTCTCAGCAGTTGCTGACGCTAATGCAAACGGTATTTATCGTGCAGCTTTCGAGCTTGACTCAAGGCAGCAACGTGCAAACGCAACCACGCTCGCAGATATCTATGATTTCATGCGTAACGGTGAGCTCGGACAGGTTATTGATGAGAACTCTAACAATATTGGAGACCGTGATTTCGCTCGTGCGGTTCAAAAGGCGGTGAGAACGAATGCGTAAGCTCAAGTACGTTTCTTCCCGCGGTAACACCTTTGAACTTGATGTGCCAGAAGCCTCTATTGGTACTGGCACATCTCTTAGAGGCTATAAGCCTGGATACACGCTAGGAGCGCGTTCTGTCTCTGGCATTTCATCTAATGCTCAAGAAGTCACGTTAGATTTATTCATTGAGGGTTCTGAACTAGCGGAATCAATGGCCAATGAATTTGAATTCGACTTCAATAATCAAAAGCCAGGAGCACTCGTCTATAACAATGAATGGTCGCAAGATGTGTATGTGTCTAAAAGCGAGGTTCAATCTGTCTTTCATGATCAGGCAACAGTTGCCCTTACAGTTATTTTGCTAGAAGGGTCATGGCACAAAAGCCATAGTAAAAGCTTCAGCGTGACTCACGATGATGCACAGAGCGATTGGCTTAATTTACCTACCAACGCTCCATACAACCTTGGCATCACGAGACCGCCAAAGCAGCTTGAAATTCGCTCATCCTCAGAATGTCCAGTAAAGTTCACTATTTACGGAACGGCCCTCCAACCTCGAATCGTGATTGGCGATAATACTTACTCATTCTCACTGACGGTTCCAAGTGGAGGCTGTCTTGTTGTAGATGGCACCCGCACTCGTAAGACAATCACGCTTGTTACTGAACTTGGAGACGTCTCAGACCGCTTCGATGTTGGCAGCCGTGGTAGTGGTAAAGGCGGCGGCAACTATTGCTTTGAACCGCTGAAACAAGGCTTTCAGAACGTCTCGTGGGACGGCACATTCGGCTTTGATGTTGAATGGTGGGAAACAAGGGGAGGTCTTCCATGGACATCTTAACGGTATCAAAGGCTGACGGTGAAGATATTGCCGGCACAGAGGACTATGTGCTCGACCTTTCTTTTGGAGATACGGGAAATTCTTTTGAAGTATTTGCCCCGTCGATTCCAATCAAAGATGGATTTCTAGTATCAATCGATGGCACAGAATACGGCGGCATCATAGATACAGCTTCAGACTCGCTTGATGGCGGTGTGTCTACGACTACATGGAGCGGGCGTACCTGGCACGGTATGCTCGCTTCAAAAATCTTGGTTCCGAGTACTGATTACATCAATATCTCAGATAAGGCTCAAACGGCCATCGAGAGCATTGTTGCTGCAGCAGATCTTGCAACAGTATTTGAGGCTAAGACAGGGCAGTCTGAGACAATTATTAAGTGTCAGTTACCTCGTTTTTGCGACGCTTACACAGCATTAAGACACATTGCAAATGCTGCAGGCTCACGACTTAGAATTCAACGAACTGACGGTAAAACACTTATTTGGCTCGAGCCTCTCACGGACAACAGGCTTGATTCTGATTCCCTGGATTACAAATCTAAGACGTCATATCATCCCGTGAACCACTTAATTTGCGCTGGTAAAGGTGAGCTTGCAAGTCGTACGGTTATTCACCTTTATGCAGACCGTGCGGGGCGCATTTCAAAGACGCAGAGTTTGTTTGGACAAGATGAAGTATCCATGCTCTATGACTACAACAATATTGAGGATGCAGAGCTTGAAAAAGAGGGAACAAAGAAGCTCAAAGAGCTTCAAGCTCAGTCTTCCGTAGACGTTACGGTCCATGACGGCTTGAATCTTTATATTGACGATGTTGTCGTTGCTGAAAATCAAGACACAGGAAGACGAACTCAAGCGACTATTGGCAAGAAGATAGTAAAAGTCGCGAGCGGGGTAATGAGTGTAAGTTATGAAGTGACTTCACCAAATCAGACTCGCGGCTCACATGGCGTTTCATTTGAGTCTTCTGGAGCGTCTCAAGGTGCTGGAACTACATATGTAGCTGGCACTGGCATTCGTATTGTCGGTAATCGCATCTCAGCGGTTATGTCGGATGAGAAAGTCGCTGATATTGAGACTCATATTGCTGCCGCACAGTCGGCTGCAGTTGCCGCTCAAGGTCAAGCGCATGAGGCAAAAGACATTGGCAACAATGCATTAGTCTCAGCAAACTCAAGCATTAAAAATGTATCCTCAACAGTTCCGCTTGCAGTTTCTCAGACGGGTTCCAACGTCACTTTAAGCCTTCAAAGTTCTGGTGCAGAGGCTGGTTCATACGGTCTTTCAGAATCAATCGTGGCTGGGAATAATGCCAATTTTGCAATTCCGCGTCTTACGGTTGACGAATTCGGACGTATTACTTCAATCGCTCAATCAATGGTGACTCTTCAAATTAGTGGGGGAGCCAACCAAGGTGGAGGCTTCCTGGCTGCTCATCCAATCGGTTCAATCTATGAAACAACTAAATCATTTAATCCTTCGAGCCTCGGCGGTACATGGAAACGCCTGCCGTCACTTGACGGTTTTAAGTGGGAAAGGACGGCGTAATGGCTAAAGAACAAGGCTCCAGATATACCTGTGACAGATGCGGTAAGTCTGAGTTTGTTACTCCAAGCAATACATACTCGCTCGCTCAATGGCATGACATTAAGCGTCAGTCACAGCGAGGAGAGGAGAATCGCACTTATTGCGAGAGTTGCTACAAAGCATATCTTGAGCTTCTTGCAAAACATGATGCTTCATTCAAAGAGTTTGAAAGCAAGGTGAACTAATATGGCAGTCACATGTGTCGATGGACAGGGTCAAGCACCTCACATTACCGGTGCGGATAAAGGACGTTTACACGCTGGCATTTTTGGCGAAAAGAGCGTCGTTCTCGCGGTTGGTAAGCGTCTAGCAGCCACACAAGAGAGTGCCAATCGAGTCACTATTGCAACCGGTGACGCCTCTCTACATGGTAGACAAGTGAGTGTTACCGCCCCAGAGCAGGTCTCAATCACTTCCGGAACTCAAGGACAGAACCGTAACGACTTTATCTGTCTTAAATATGAGCGTAACGCGCAGGGAATTGAGTCGGCAAAGCTTGAGGTTCTACGTGGTGTACCTACATCTGGTAAAGCTGAGGACCCCTTAGTCCCATCTGGCAACGTCTTAAATGGTGACGCTCAAGACTACTTCCCACTCTATCGTGTAAAGCTTAATGGTGTTGTTGCGTCTAAGCCAGAGCAGCTCTTTATGTTCGCGAATACGCTCTCTCCAGAGAAAAGCAATCTTGAGCACTGGACTACTCTGCAAGATGACGGAGCGTGTCGCGTCCGCTACTGTGTACGTGGCGGAATGATGTATCTCGATTGTTATCTTGCAACTGGTTATTCGAATTATACAACCACGCCACAAATGCCAGACGATCTTTTGCCAGCCATTGAGGGTTATTACCCTCTAGGCACACAGAGAGAGAACAACACTGCCAAGATTTGGATTGGCGCAGCTGGTGCTGGTGATGGTCATATTTACCTCTATAACTACAGCAGTGGCTACGCTACGGGAATTATTCCAATTCTTCCTAAGAGCATGGAATAGGAGGTGGCAGGAATGAACCCATTAACGTTTGAACAGATCGTGGCAGCGGTGTCATTTCTCGGTATGGTTCTCACTCTCATCAACGGCGCTAAGGCGATGAATCGCGCAAGCCAGGAAGACGCGATGCGACTGGTACGCATCGAAGAAGGCGTGAAGCAGCTCAAAAATGACTTGGATGACACGCAGAAAGCATTCACGGCTTACATGGCTCGCACCGATGAGACGATCACTAATATCCGTGATGCCATCTCTATTCATGACACACGTCTGGCTGTGGTTGAGGATGTGACCAGAAACCAGGCGGGACGGTTAGAGCGCCTCGAACAGGCGAGTACACACTAATTCTAATTTAAGGAGAAACAACATGATTAACGTAATTGTTCGTATCAAAAACCGCACATTTTGGCTGGCTCTTATCCCTGCAGTGCTTCTACTTGTCCAGGTAGTTGCCGCGCCATTTGGCTACCAGTGGGACTTTGTCGCATTGAACCGCCAACTCGCTGACATTGTCAACGCGCTTTTTGCGGTCCTGGCTATTGTGGGTGTAGTGGTTGACCCAACGACTAAGGGACTAAGCGATTCTGCACGTGCAATGACATATGTACAGCCTTCTGAGCGTCCTGCAAGCTATATGACGGGCAACGCTGAACCAGTCAACACACAGCCAAAAGAAGAGCCACAGAATGGAGCGGACAATGCTTAGGGGCATTGATGTAAGCGGTTATCAGGCATTGGGTGCGAGCTATTCGCGCCCAAATGTCGAAACTGCTTACAGCGGTTCTGATTTCGTCATCGCTAAGGCTACGCAAGGCACGCAGCCAATGAACCGCTACATGACGGCACAGCTCCAGCGTGCTCTCGCTGATGGCAAGTTAATTGGCGTATACCACTATGCCGAGGGTGGCTCACCTGTGGCAGAAGCAGACGCATTTGTGGCGTGTGTATCTAGCTACATTGGCAAGGCTCTTTTGTGTCTAGACTGGGAGAATGGTGACAATGACGCATGGGGTTCAACGGTCTGGGCAAGGCAATTTGTTGACCGTGTCTACGCTAAAACAGGCATTTACCCTGTTGTGTATACGTACCCTGCTGGGCGCTCACAGGTAGCGTCTTGCGCCGATGTATCGCGTCTGTGGATTGCAGGATATCCGGACAATAGATTCTCTTGGGAACTGCCTGAGATGATCTATAACACCGGAGCATGGTCTGACTGGACCATCTGGCAGTATTCCAGCGCGGGCGGTACCGTTGACCTCGATGTTGCTAAGCTGACTTATGCAGAATGGGAGCAGCTTGCACAGGGTGAGTCTAACTTTGAGCCACATTGGGTCAAGAACTCAACAGGCTGGTGGTATGCAACCAGCCCAAGTGCTTACTATTACAGCCAGTGGGCATTCATTAATGGTTCCTGGTATTACTTTGACGCGCGAGGATACGCAGCCACAGGATGGTTCTTTGATGGTTCTGACTGGTTCTACCTTTGCCCGGATGAAGGACCACAGGAATGTGCCATGCTGACAGGTATGCAGCACATTGGAAGCTACAACTACTACTTCGCTAATGATGGGCGCATGGCAACTGGTGTCTTTGACGCAGAAGGCAAGAAGTACCTTGCTTCTGAAAATGGCAACCTGCTTCCTGCTGGAGTCCACGTCCACAACGATCATGCTTATGCAGTCAACGCAGATGGCTCTGTCCAGGCTGATAGCACGGTTCAAGTTGATACTGACGAATCTGGTCGATTGACTTCGCTGCACTAACACACAAACCTCTCTCGCTACGGCGGGAGAGGCTTTTTTCATGCCGATTTAGTATAATTGAGCTACTAAAAAAAGAGCGGTGAGGTTGATTTATCTGCTCTTTTATACGGGCTGTGTATAGTGC